TGTATTTAAAATATATGATTCATTGGTTTCATGGTCGTTAATTAAATTTTGCCATGAATGAAATTGTTTCCATAAATTTACAGAAGAAACGCTATTTCCCTCTTCATAATCATCTAATACAGTAAAGGTCCACGCCGCATATTCCTTTTCTCCGGGATATCTCCACTTACGTCCAAAATGATCATAAATTATTTCTTTTGAAACCACTGCTGGTATATTAGTAGCAATTACGTGAAATTTTGTAAAAGACCCACCTGGAAAAGAGCCAGAAATATAAAATCTATTTGCTCTAGTTCCGCCATTAAAATTATTTTTAAAGTCTGATATTGAGGCCATTTACTTATCCTTATTTTTATTGTAATGATTGATTTATTGTCCCACTACCAAAAGTAAGATAATCAAATGCTAATGTTACATTGAATGATACCAATTCAGTTTCATCCATTTTTAAATTTATACTGTCTACGGTTAATGGCCAAACATTTTGTAATATGAGAGTTCTTATTCCTTGGTTATTTCCAATATTTAAATTACTTCCATTTAATCCATATTGATTTATTGTAAATGTAGTTTGATGATTACTATAGCTAAAATTTGAGCCAGAATACAAATGGGATTGGTGTCCATCAATTTTTTCATGCCACAATTGAAAAGTATTCCATAAATTTTGAGATTCAGAATCATCATAAACTGTAACTGCCCATTTACCGTATTGTCTATCTCCTGCAAAGTGTAAAAATCTTCCTCTATATGGAACTGTTCTATCTTCTATAGAACCATCTGGCATACTGGTTGCAGATATCTTGAATGTTGTTTTATCATATCCCTCTTGGACTCCGATGCCCAAATCTGACGGCCAAGTTGCAACAACACTAAATCTATTGCTTCTTGTTCCGCCTCTGAATGCGTTTTTGAATGAATTTATGCTGTTAAAATTTGTCATTTTATGAAATTAGTGATACATTTACTGTAAATGTACTAGTAGAAACTATTGGTTTAAACTCAACAGTTATATACAGTGCATTTGTATTGTCTACGTTTCCATTTGTTTCGTCGCATGTTATTTCTGTTGCTGTTGTATCCAAGAAAGAATTTAATTTTGACATATAAGATTGAACATCTGATATAACCAGAGATCTGGTTGTAGTATTGTTTACTGTAAACAGATATTTCAAAGCAATGTCTGTCACATCTTTTTCTATCTGTATTTTCAAAGCATTTGGTCCAACTCTATCTATTGCAGTTGGTGTTGAAGAACTTGATGTTGCTCCAACAAGATCTTGTCCCAAGAAATTATTACTATAATTTAAGAAATAATTTACTCTATTATTTTGTAATATTGTTTTTGTTTGAGAATCTGAATATTGAATAGGATTTACAATAGTTCCATTCAAAGGAACTGCATTATTTGTACCTGCTATACTAAAATATAAATTGTTAGAGTTTCTTGCTCTTGAAAAGAATCCAGCAACATCTGCAACTGCTGGGATATAGTAAACTGGTAAACTGCTACCTGGAACTAGTGATTCTGTTTTGGTATCATAAACTGCTTTTACACCATTTACTGTAACTATTCTTGATGAAAAAGACGATCCGGCTGCAGCAAATGACGCACCAGCAAATGAAGTGTAATTGGGAAGCGTATACCCTGCGCCAACTTGTCCAGTTGAATCTGCAATCGACGGGAATATTCCAAATGTGTATGGTTTAGTTTTTAACCAACTGCATAAACTGGAATCTGTGGTTATTCCAATTAAAGCATCTATTTTTGATAACTGTTCGCTTTCCCAATCATCAAGCCCTGCGGTATTTCCAGCAAGAACCAAATAATTTCCATATGCCAAATAATTTAATGCCAATAAAAGATCTATACCGTAAGTTTTTCCTGTTATTAGACTAGAATTATTTGTAAAAAATCCAAAAGTTCCACCTTGTGTTGGTGTTGACACCAAACAATATGTAATACCACTTAATTTATTGATATCTCGTATAAACATATCCACGTCAAAATATTCTATATATGTGTCTGCTGTAGATCCTCTGGGATTTGTTGATAAAGCAGGGGATCTTGCATACAACAGCCAACCAAATAAACCACCCGGATCTACCGACGATGCACCACTTGCACCATTAAAAACTGGTTCTGCATATCTAAAATAGGTTGCTCCACTGCAGACAAAAGCGGTTGTAAATTGTACATTTGCTGCTTCCGTATTAAAATTTGATGAATTTACTAAAGATGTTAAGGTTGGATTTGGCATGTTTATCCCTATATCTGCTATTTTTATTTATAATTTTTATGTGGGGTACCAAACAACTGACCCATCTGAGAATTCCCCATTTTCATCATCTTTATTAGTCAACATGAATGTATAATTTTCTTCTTCCTTCTTTTCTGGCTCATAATTCATTTTTGCTGTTTCAATTAAATCTGTATAATATTCCTGTCGAGTTAGCCAAGAAAAGAAAACCAAAGTCATTACCAAATCATCGTGGTGACCATCATCTGCCTTATAAGTATTAGACTTCGATATGAAGGTCATAAGTTCTTGAATGATTCTGTCATCGTTTAATAAAATTTTGTCCTCTTCAACTAACCTTTTAAAGATCGAACATCCCAATTTTTTAGTTTGAGCCGTTGTTCTCAATCCCATTTCACTCTTTCCATTAGCAAATCCTTGAGAAAGTATCTGGCCCTTTCTTCCCATTATCTTTGTCATCAATAAATTTTCATACTCTAGATCGTTGTAAAGTATGGATGATACCTGACCGCCGATGTCATTAGTTTCCACTAAAACGTATGCATTGTTATATCTCTCTCCAACTTTTTTAATAATGTTTGGAAAATTGAATGGACTTATGACATTATTTCTATATGTTGCAACAACCTTATAAGGAGTCACAGACCCATCAAGAACAGTAAATGCTGAATAGTCTGATCCCTGTCCTCTAGAAACATCTGCCTGCAAAAAGTATATACTTTCTTTGTTTGGTTCCTCGTATATACGCAACCCCTCAGAGTCCTCTGACAAAAATTCTTCTGATGCCAATACATTTAATTTAGTAGAAGAAATCAAAGTATTTGAAGAACCAAGAAAACTGCATCCATATTCTTGTTGAAATTGTTCTGGGCTTGTGTTTGCAATTTGCTCTGCTGCCCAGTCATCATCCCTTTTTCGACCACCTGCTGTTATCGGCACTTCTCTCCATGACACTTCTACTGGAATAAATTTGTTTTTAAGTTTATGTCCCTCTGGCCTATTTGCATCTACCCAAAGTTTGTGAAAGTGATTCATTCCATTTGGAGTTGAAACTATTATCAATTTAGTCGTCGTACCTGCAGAAATTGTAGGATACGTAGATGAGTAAAATTCCTCTGCAATGTGAGATGGCAAGAACGCGTATTCGTCCAAAAGTAGAAGGTTATAAGAACCACCACGAATGGCTGAGGACGATGTTGCGTCGCAGACTACTCTGGATCCGTTTTCTAGTTTAAAACTCGTCTTATTCCATTCTACCACACCCTGCTGCAGAAAGTGAGGTAGGTTCTCGTATGCTAACTGCAGTTTGGCAAACAATTCGTCCTTTGCGGTCTTTAATTTATTTGCAAGAATAGCGACATTTACACTTTGATTAAAAGTAACATAATGGCAAATATACCCGATTACGGATGTAGATTTACCAGACTGTCTGGGCCATTTTGAAATCACAAAACGATTTTTGTGTATTGCCTGAACAAATTTTTGTTGATAATCGTACAGTTCAAAGGGCATTACTCCTTTGTCTAGAGTTTTTACTTTTACATATTTGCTACAAAAATATACCGGATCATTAGCACACTTCACATACTCTTCTAATTGATCTTTAGTATATGATATTTCAACCCCGGGTGGTTTTAATTTTGGATTGTTTCTATATCCTTGATTACTGTTGTTTTTGCTCATCTTTGACCACCTCTGCCTCAATCACTTTTTCAGTACTTCTATCTTTATTTAAAAGGTTTTGGAGATCTTTTGTAGAACCTATAAAAACTGAATTGTTTGTTTGTTTTATTTCGGTCTTCGCTGTTGTGGTGTCTTTTGCCTTTTTATGAATGTCTAACATGTTGTTGTTTAAATCAGACATTGTTTTTAACAAAATTGCAACAACCTCAAATGCTCTTGGAGAATCTGATTCAGTTGCAACATTTAATGCACTTTCCAATGCCACATTTCCAGTACCAATAAGTCTTTTTAAATTATCTTGTGCAAGTTCATAATCTTTTTGAAAATTATTAGAATCAAATGTTCCCCCAGCATCATTTGATGATTTTTTTTCAATAGGATTACTTTCAACATTAAAAAAATTTGACAGATTTTTATTAATATTCATTTTTTATCCTGTAATACCGGCCACAGTATTTGTGTCATCAATTGTAACCAGTGGTTTGATGATTCCAAATATGTATGACTTTGCTGTGAACGATAT